ATCTACCGCAACGCGGTGCAGACCGCCTACATGGCCGGGCACTGGCGCAGCTTCGAGGAAAACGCGGACGTGTTGCCCTACCTGATGTACGACAGCATCAACGACAGCCGCACCCGCCCCAGCCACCTGGCGCTCGATGGCGTCATCAAGCCCGTGGGCGATGCGTGGTGGAAGACGCACTCCCCGCCGCTGGGGCACCGCTGCCGCTGCTCGATCCGGCAAATCTCGCGCAAAGAGGCGCAGGAACGCGGGGGCGCTACGCAGCATGTACCGGCGGAGGGGCAGGCGGATCCGGGGTGGGGTGCAGACCCGAGGGAGTGGGGCAAGACGTTGGGGCGGCTGGTGCGCGAGCGCATGGATTCCTGTAGCATCAATGCCGATGCGTCATTTGCAAAAAAGCATATCGGCCCACGGATTCAATGCCTTCCTGCAGGAATGATTCAGCTATTCAGGGCGAGGGCCGCAGAGTATCAGGCAATGCCATTACCCGAGCCCAAGCCGATGCCGCGCGACCTGCTGATAGACCCATCGCACTACAAGCAACACGCACTGGAGCGCCTGTTTGAACAGGCCTATGACGCGGATCGCGTTTCTCGGTGGACAGATAGCATTGGTGTGGTATTGACCCCTGACAAGTCGCTGTTTTTGAAGCAGGGCGGAAATTGGAAAATAACAAAGAACCAGCGTGCAGGCTATATGCTTGCATTTGCTGACACCATGGCAGACCCCGCTACTGTGCAGTGGATAGAAGGTGCAACCACCAATGCGCCGGATGTTCTATCCATTTTTGGGCGGTACGTGATTGGTGGCGAATTGCACCATACCGTTGTTTCGTTCAAATGGACGGGTAGATCGTGGGACGGGTGGACGGCCTACAAATTACGGCCAGAGCTTTGGGAAGCTTACAGCAGCGATGGTGTGCCGATATGGCGCAGGCAATGAAAAACCCGGCACGCCTGCACGCCCGGGTTTGTGGTTGGTTCTGGTAGGCCTGCAGGTACATCGCCACCAACTAACAGGCGCATTGTAGGAGAAACCATGCCAACCCGCAAAACGAAACAAAACTACCTCCATTTCCCGTTAAACGAAACCCGCTCAGGCCATTGCGTTTAGGAGCCCACCATGCCCGACTACACCCCCATACCCGCCGCCCGCATCAAAGGCCTGCGCGTGTGCTGCAAGAAATGCGGCGTTGAAATCATGCTCCCCGTCACCGCCCGCGAGGCGCCCGCCCAATGTTTCAACTGCAACACCCGCTTTGCCGACGGTGGCGGCATCCTGTCCGCGCTGCGCGAACTCAAGTGGCTGCACGACACCGACGCCAGCGGCGAGGCCGCCGTGGGCTTCTGGCTCGATCCTAAAGACTGAGCCGCCATGCACAGGCTGCTAGCCTTGCTGTGCATGATGTTTGCGCGCAAACCCCGTCCTCCGCGCCAATCCGGGTGGATACCGCCTAGGCCACCACACCTGTAACCACAATAGGGGCAACTGCCCACGCAAAATAGGCAACTGCCCACCCGCTGAACCGCGTCACCCCGACGCCACGCCCAAGCCCCGCCACCATGCGCGGGCATGAATCACCCCAAGCAATCCGCCCCCACCACCGGCCTGCACACGCTCACCTTCAGCGTGCAGCCCAGCGCCGCGCCCGAAGCGGGCAAGCCTGTGCGCTTTTCCGGCGTGGCCTACTCCGGCGGAATCGTTCCCAGTTATGGCTGGCTGGGCGACGTGGCCATAGACCTCTCCACCTTGCAAAACGCGCAGGGCGACCAGCTCCCCGTGTTGGTGGATCACGACACCCGCATTGAATCCCTGGCGGGTAAGGGTCGCATCCGCACCCACACCGACCCCGCCGGGCTGGTCAGCCTGCACATTGAAGGTGAACTCACCCAGACCACCGAGGCCGGAAAAAGCATCGCCGCCCTGATGGCTGAAGGCTTCCCCCTGCAAATGAGCGTGGGCATGTCCGCGAACCTGCGCGAAGTGTCCCAGCCCATCGCCGTCAACGGCCAAAGTCTCACCGTCAAAGGCGTGTTCGAGCAGCCCTTGCTGCGCGAAGTCTCGTTTGTCGCCGTGGGCGCAGACCCCAACACACGGGCAGGGCAGACCCTGTCCATCCAATTCCCAACCACACGTAGCCCCGAGGAGACACCCGCCATGGCACGCACCCCCGAAGACGAAGCCCTCATTACCGGGCTACAAACCCAGGTCGCAGAAATGCAGGCCACCATTGAAGCGCAGCGCGTTGCGCGGCGCACCGCTGACCTTTCCGCCCTGATGGGCGAGATCGGACGCGACGTGCCCGCAGGCGATGCCGCCAAGCCCTACATGGCCATGCCCGACGAAGCCTTTGCTACCTTCAGCGCCGATCTGCGCGCTGTGCACCAGGCGCACAAGCAGGCCGCGCAGGGCCGCAACCTGTTTGCCAGCCAGTCCACCGCCAAGGCCATGGGCGAAGCAGGCAAGGGCGAGCCCCAAGGCGCCGGTAAAGCCCTCATGAGCGCCGTTGCCAAGCTCACCGGCAAACCCGCAGCCACCGTTTAAGGAGACCACCCAATGAACACCATGTCCAACACCATCGGCCAGTTCGTCAAGTACGAGGCCGATCAGCGCTACTCGCGCGAAAACGTCACCGTCGTGTCCGGCCAGAACCTCGCCGCAGGCACTGTGGTCGGCCGCATCACCGCCAGCGGCAAGATCAAGGTCTACGACAACGCCGCCGTTGACGGTAGCCAGACCGCCATCGGCGTGCTCACCGCCGGTGTTGACGCCAGCGCCGCCGATGCGCCCGGCGTGATCATCGCCCGCCACGCCATCGTTGTGGACAAGACAGGCCTGGTCTGGAAGGCCGCCATGTCCGACAACGACAAGGACGCAGGCATTGCCGAACTCAAAGCCGCAGGCATCCTGGCCCGCGCCACCGCATAAAAGGAGCCCGCACCATGCAACTCAATGACTTCACCCTCACCGAACTCACCGCCGCCATCAACCAGTTTCCCGTGCAATGGGGCCTGGTCAACCAAATGGGCATCTTTGCTAGCCGGGGCGTGCGCACTCGCAGCGTCGTGGTCGAGGAGCAATCCGGCACCCTGGCCCTGTTGCCCGATCACGAATGGGGCGGCGAGGGCACCGTCGCCAGCAAGATCGCCCGCAACACCTACAGCTTTGCCATCAAGCAAGTGGTGCACGAGGACAACGTATTGCCCGGTGACGTGCAAGACGTGCGCGGCTTCGGTATCGAAGGCCTCACCGACATCAGTGCCGAGGTAGCCCGCCGCCTGCAGCGTATGCGCGCCCGCCACGACACCACGAAGGAATGGAAACTCATGTCCGCCCTGCGCGGTACCGTGCTCTCGGGCGACGGCTCCACCCTCACCAACCTGTTTACCGCCTTTGGCCTGACGCAGGTCACGGTGGACTTTGTGCTGGGCACCGCAGGCACCGACATCCTGGGCAAGTGCGCCGCCGTGATGAACCAGATCGAGGACAACTTGAAGGGCGACACCATGACCGGGGTTACCGCCCTGGTATCGCCTGAGTTCTTCCAGAAGCTGATTCAGCACGCCAAAGTGGTGGACGCCTACAAGTACCACAGCGAGGCATCCACCCGCCTGGGCACCGACCAGCGCAAGGGTTTTACCTTTGGCGGGATCAACTTCGTCGAGTACCGCGCCAGCGTCAACGGTTCGCGCCTCATCACCGCGCAGGAAGGCCACGCCTTCCCCCTGGGCACCCTGGACACCTTCGCCACCTACTACGCCCCGGCGGACTTTAACGAGACCGTCAACACCGTGGGCCTGCCCATCTACGTCAAAACCTGGGAAAAAGAAGGCGGGCGCGGCACCGTCATTCACACCCAAAGCAACAGCCTGCCCCTGGTGCACCAGCCCGCCGTCTTGGTGAAGCTGACCACCAGCAACTAAAGGCGAGGCCCGGCCATGCGCGTTACCCTGCTCCAAGCCGCCACACTGGGGCGCCAATCCCTGGCCGCTGGCGTGTGCATTGAAGCCGACGACGCCATGGCCGCGCAGTGGCTGCAGGCTGGCATTGCCACGCAAACGGCCAACGAGACCGATGCAGCGCAAAACAACCAACCGGCCCGCGTAAACACTGAGTCTCTAGCTATCGAAACCATAGCACCCGAGGCCCCGCAAGCCCCCCAAAGTGGCAAAACGCCCCCCCGGCGCAAGCGCGGCGGCGGGGAGGGGTAGCCCATCATGGCGATACTGACCCGCACCGAGCTGGAGCAGCGCCTGGGCGCGGACGACGTGGCCCGCCTGGCCGACCGCGACGCCCCTGCAGGCGAGGACACCAATGCCGTGCAGTCCGCCCTAGACGATGCCGAGGCCGAGGTCATGGCCTATGTGCGCATGGTCACCCCTGCGCCCGTGCCTGACCCTGCGCCGCCAGTTCTCAAGCGCCTGTGCGCCCTCATTGCCCGCTACAACCTGTGGCGGCGCGACACTGCGCAAGACCACCCGGCCTATATCGCCTACCACGACGCGCTCAAGGAGCTGCAAGCCATTGCAGCCGGGCGCGTAGCCCTGCCCATTGCCGACCAGACCAACGCCGCCAGCGCAGGCGCAGGGGCCGTGTATGCGCCCGAGCGCCTGATAACCGACACCGCCCTGGCGGCCTTGCTCCCCACCTGATGGACGCGCACGGCCATGCTATCCATCCAGATAGACGACGCGCAGCTTAAAACCATGCTCACGCGCCTGGCGCAGCGCATTGGCAACCTGCGCCCAGTAATGCAGCAGGCGGGCAACATCCTGCGCAATGACGCACTGGACAACTTCAAAGGCCAGCACGCCCCAGACGGCACGCCGTGGAAGCCGCTCACCCTGGCTACCCGCCTGGCCCGCGCACGTCGCTTGTACCGTTCCAAAGGCGGGCTGTACACCAAAAGCGGCAAACGCACCAAGGCCGGTGTGTTGTCCACCATAACGACCGCCCAAGCCCTGCTCGATAGGGGCCTGCTGCGCAACAGCATCGGCAAGCCCGGCGAGGGGGGCATCTTTGACGTGCAGGCATCCAGCGTCACCGTCGGCACCCGCCTGCCTTACGCGGCCATCCACCAATACGGCGGCACCGCCGGGCGCTCCAACAAAGTGCGCATCCCCGCGCGCCCCTTCATTGGCCTGAGCACGCAGGCACGCCAGCAAATCGTGGACACCATCAACCGCTACATCGGCACCAACCAATGAATACCGCACCCTGGATCGCCCGCATTGCCGATCAGTGCCCCGCCTTCAAATTTGTGGGCGGGGCGCTTGACCTCTCAGAGACCACCCTGCAGGCCGTGCAACTGCCCGCCGCCTTCGTCATTCCCGTGGCAGAGACGGGCACCGCCCTGACCCTGGACGGTGCCTACAGCACCCCCACGCAGGTCTGGGCCGTGGCCATTGTGCAAAAGGCCATGCGCACCAAGGCCAGCGCAGACCAAAGCGACGCCCTCGACACCCTGCGCACCAGCGTCAAAGTCGCGCTACAAGGCTACCGCCCAAGCCCCCAGCACGCCCCCGCGCAGTTCGACAGCGGCCAGCTCGACAGCATGGAGGCCAGCACCGTCATATGGATAGACCAGTACACCACCCGAATCATGCCTGCCTGAAACCCGTCACCCCGATAGATTGACCCGCCCCGACCACACTCTGTAACCAACCCCCCAAGGAGACCCCACCATGGCTTTCAATTTCCCCGAAGGTGCCAAGTTCCAATTCAGCACCACCTTTGCATCCGCCAAAACCATCACGGCGCTGACCAACGCCAACCCGGCAGTTGCCACCAGCACAGCGCACGGGTATGTAGACCTGGACGAAATCCTGCTCACCAGCGGCTGGGAGGATGCCACCAACACCATCTACCGCGTTGACCAGCAAGACGCCAACACGTTCCAGATCACTGGCTTGGATAGCTCCAGCACCACCTACTTTGCCCCCGGCAGCGGCACGGGCACGGCGCAGCTGGTCAGTGGCTGGGCCGACATTCCGCAGGTCATGACCATCAGCAACAGCGGCGGCGACACCAAGTTCACCGATGTGCAGCTGCTGGCAGCCCGCAACGGCATCAAGATCCCCGTCGGATTCAACGCCGTGACGACCACACTCACGCTGGCTCACGACCCCGCCAATGCCACCTACAAGTCCATGCTGGGCATCAGCCGAACCAACACCAAGTGCGCCTTCCGCATTGTGGCCGGTGGTGGCAACAGCTACGGCTACGGCTACATGAGCGTGTCCGAAGTGCCGCAGATGCAGTCTGGCCAGGTCAACCAGGTGCAGTGCTCCATCAGCATGCTGGGCCGCTTGATCAGCTACTAAGCACCGTTTAGGCCACGGCAGGGCGCTTCCTCCCAGTCGCCCGCCAGTCCGCCCTGAGCTGGCAGCCGTGGCCACCCAACCATCAGGCAACACCATCAGGACAACACCATCATGGCAATCAAAATCACCGTATCCGACAAGGTCGGCATCAAAGTCAAGGGCAGCATCAAGAGCGAATCCGGCGCAGACCAGGCATTTGACTTTGGCCTTGTCTGCCAGCGCCTGGACGCAGACCAGATCCAGTCTCGCCTCAAAGACGAAACCGACAAAACCCTAACCGACTTCATGCTCGACGTGATTGAGGACTGGTCCGGTGTGCGCGGCGACGACGACAAGCCGCTGCCCTACACCGCTGAGAACTACCGCGCCCTGTGCAAGATTCCCGGCATCGCCGTCATTGCGTTTCGCACCTACATGACCGACGTGGGCGCCAAGGAAAAAAACTAGCCCAGCTTGCTGCAGCGCAGGCCCGCGACAACGAGCAAGCAAGCAACCGCCCCAACGACCAAGAACGCCATGCCAACCCCCTACTTGCAGCCGTATTTGCAGGCGCCGGTGGCCAACAACCCGAGGAGCACTACCTCTGGCCCTGCAACCTGCAAGCCTGGGCGCTTTGGCAATCCGCGCAAACGCAGTGGCGTGTCGGCATGGGGGGTGCCACGGGCCTGGACTACGCGGGCCTGCGCGTGCTTATGGACGAAGATTTTTACACCCTGCAAGGCGACGAGCGCCGCGCTGCATTCGCGGCCGTGCGCGCCGCTGAGCGGGCCGTCTTGGAAGTGTGGGCCGAAGCCCGCAGCAAGCAGCAATAGAGGTGCCTGATGGCCACAACCGACATTGGCATCAAACTGTCCCTGCAAGGCGCAAACGAAGTTCAAAGCGGACTCGACCGCGTTGGCACCGGGCTGCGCGGCATGGCCACCAACGCCAAAGAAAGCGTGTCAAGCGTCAAAGAGTTGGCCCTTGCCATGGGGGCAGCGTTTTCGGTTAAGTCCATCATTGACGCTGCCGACGCCGTAACCACCCTGCGTAACCAACTCAAACTGGCCACTGGCAGCGCCAGCGAAGCCAAAACCGCCTACGCAGCACTCTTTGACGTAGCCCAGCGCGCCCGCGTCAGCTTCACCGACCTGGGCGGCACCTACGCATCGCTGGCTCGAGCGGGTGAACAGTTGGGCGTATCGCAGCAGCGTTTATTGGGCGTTACCGAGGCCATCAGCAACGCCGTCACCATCAGTGGCGGCAGTGCTGAAAGCGCTAAGGCCGCCCTGGTGCAGCTTAGTCAGGGCCTGGCAAGCGGCACCCTACGCGGAGACGAACTCAACTCAGTCATGGAGCAAACCCCGCGGCTCGCCAGTGCGCTAGCCGCTGGCCTGGGCGTTACCACGGGCGAGCTGCGCAAGCTGGGCGAGGCTGGCGAAATCACGGCGGACAAGGTCATCCGCGCGTTGGAATCGCAGGCCGGTGTGCTCAAAGGCGAAGTTGCGGGCTCCGTGCTCACCGTGGGCCAGGCCTGGCAGCAGTTGCAAAACGCCAGCGTCAAGACCATCGGCGACTTTGACGCCGCCACGGGTGCATCGTCTACACTGGCCAGCGCCATGCAGGCTCTGGCGGGCGCAATCACCACCGTAGGCCAGGCCGCGCGCGAACACGAAACCGCCACCAAAGTCTTTTTCGGGCTGATTGCGGGCGCCGCAGTGGCTACCACCGTGGGTGCCATTGCATCGGCTCTTGGCGGGCTGGTTACGGTCATTGGGGGCATCGGAGGTGCGGTGGCCACCGTGGGCGCCGTTATTGCCGCGGCCAATCCGGTGACCCTAGCCCTGCTGGGCATCGGCGCGGCGGTGGGTGCCGTGGCCGCGTACTCCAGCGCGCAGGGCAAGAACCTGGACACCGTCAGCCAGAAAATATCCGACATCTCGCAAGAAATTACCGAGCTAGACGCCGCCATCGAACGCAGCAAGGGTGCCAAGGGCGTGCTGCTGGGCAACGGCGCCGTTACCACCAAAGAGCGCGCCAACGACCTGGTTGCAGATCTGCGCAAGCAACGCGCTGAAATGCAGGCCCTGTTGGCCGAAAACACCGCGCCCAGCGCATCCATGCTGCTGCGCCGAATAGACAACCAGGAAGACGCGGCCGCCCGCGCCCAAGACAAGATCAACGCCGAGCAAATTGAAAAAGCCCGCGCCTTGGTCAAGACCAAGAACGCCATCCTGGACGCTGGCTACAAAGAGGCCGTTACCATTGCCCAAAACTACCAGGGTGCCATCGACGCCGCCGAAAAGTCTGGCGACACCGACAAGCAGCGCGAACTCATTGCACAGCGCAGCGCCCTGCTGATTGCCAGCGCCAAAGAAACGGCCGAGGCCGTCAAGTCATTCAACGAGCGCGACACCGCCACCGCCCGTGAGGCCGCCAAAGAGCGACTGGAAGTCCAAATTGCGGGCTACGAGCGCGCGGGCCAGGCGTTTGACGACTACCAAAAACAACAGCAGAAGTCCCTGGAAACTGCCCATGCACTGGGCTTGACCAGCGAGTCCGAGTACATCCGCGCCAAAGAGCAACTGGAGCTTGGTGTCAACCAGGGAAAACAAGACCTGGCCCAGCAGGAACTGCAGGCCGTGCAAAAAAGTGGCCTGCTGCAAAAAGACCGCATCGCTCAAGAACAAAAGTACACCACCGAGATCCAGAAGCTCAAGGACCAGCAAGTTCAGATCGCCAACGAAGCTGCCGACGCCATTGCCCTGGCCGAGCAAAAAGAGCTGCGCGCTGCGATTGATAGCAATGCGCAAACGGTGGAGTCTGCCCAGGGTCGCGCAAGCCAATTGCAAGAGCAACTGCGCGCCCAGCAGGCCGCCAACAAGGAAATCGGCCTCAGCGCCAAAGAAGTGATCGCGCTGCGCACGGCCACGGCGGAACTCGCCGCCGTGGAGCTGGAGCGCCGCGCCGGGCTGATCGATGATGCAAAACCGGCTTATGCCCAGGCCCTGCGCGACCAGGCCACGGCCATCCGTGGGATTGCATCGGCCAACGCCGAAGCGCTGGAAAAGAGCGCCGCAATCGAGCAATTTAACCGCGTGTGGGAAAGCGTAGACCGCACCGCGCACGACACCTTCGTCAACATCTTCCAGGGCGGCCAAGACGCCTTCACCAAGTTGCGCGACGTGCTCAAAGCCACGCTGCTGGACTTGCTCTACCAAATGACCGTGCGCAAGTGGGTATTCAACATCGTCGCCGATGTTGTCCCAGGAGCCAGCGACGCAACCGCGGCGGCTGTAAGCGGTTCCGGCACGCTAGGCTCTCTCAGCAACTTGTCGTCGCTCAGTTCGTTGGCCAAGTTCTTCGGCTTCGGTAGCTCCAGCGCGGGCGCATCGCTCACGTCCTTGGCATACGCCAACGGAGTGGGCGTGGTTGGTGGCGACTCCATGGGCGCACTCATTAGCGCCAACGGTGGGTGGTCTGGTGTGTCCACAGGCACTGCTACGGGCGCAGCCGGTGCCTCTAGCGCAGGCATGACCAGCTTCGCAGGCATTCCTGTTGCAGGCTGGATCGCTATGGGCATGATGGCCTCCAACGAAGCCTATTCCCAAGGTTTCCGTGCCGACACCTCAAGCACTGGCCTCAATGCGCTCAACCCAAACCACATACTGAACTTCACCGACCGAGTTTTGCAAGGACTTGGCATTGATGGCCGCACGGCGGCTATCTTGTCTGGCAGCGCCCTGGGCGCGGCTGCACAGAATTTCGTCTTCGGCGGCAGCGGCAACATCAGCCAAATTGGCGGAGGCGTTGCGGGCACCATCGGCGGGAATGGTGCGGCCATCAGTGCATACGATGCCTACAAGCAAGACCATCGGGGCTTCCTCGGAATCGGCTCCTTCACCACCGAAAACCGCGAGTGGCACGCTGCCGATTCCGGTCTTACCCAGTACATCAACGACACCACGAAGCTGGTCACTGGCTCCGTCAAGGGGTACGCATTCGCGCTTGGCCTGACCACTGACGCCGTAGACAGTTACACCAAGCAGATCGACGTGTCCCTTGCTGGCCTTGACCCAGCCAAGCAGAAAGAGGCCATCGACAAGGCCATCGGCGGCTTTGGCGAGGACTTGGTTGGTTCGGTGTACGGCGATGTGCTCAAAGGGCTTGGTAAGTCCGGGGAGACAGCGGGTGGCACCTTGCAACGGCTTGCCACCGATCTGCTGACCGTCAACGACATGCTCAAGCAATTGCATGAGCCGCTGCTTGACGTGAGTGTGACGGGTGCCGCCAGCGCAGCAAAGCTGGTGGACGCCTTCGGTGGCCTGGACAAGATGAATGAATCTGTCGGCGTGTATTACGACAGGTTCTATTCTGACAGCGAGAAGGCGGCCAATTCCATGGCCGGTGTTAATAGCGCGTTCGAGAAGCTGGGTATTGCCGCACCACAAAGCAAAGAGCAATTCCGCGCCCTGGTGGATAGCCTTGACCTCACCACCGACTCGGGCCGCACGCTCTACGCAGCCATCATCAGCCTTGCCCCAGCATTCGACGCGGCATCGCAAGCGGCGCAGGCTGCGCAAGGCCGGATGCTCAGTGCCATCCAGAACTGGGGAACCGCCGATGATGTTCGCAACTTCAAGGCGCAACAGTTGCAGCAGATGCTCGCTAAAGGTGGCCTTAACGTTGACATGAACACTATCCTTGGCGCTACAAAGGATTCGGTATTGAGCTACTACAAGAGCTTGAGCGACGGACCGATCAAGACGCTACTAGAGGACAACCAGCAAGCTATCTACGACCTTGTGACAAGCGGGCAGACCGGCAACACATCAACCGCCTTTTCTGACGGTGGCGGCGGTGGTGGTGCGGGGCAGAGCGCAGCCGACTCTATCAAGAGCGCCTGGCAATCCATAACCGATAGCATCTGGGATGAAGTCAAGCGTATCCGCGGGCTGCTGGAAGGTACCGGACCAGAGGCCTACGCTGCTGCGCAGGCCCGCTTTGCCATCACCACGGCGCAGGCCAGGGCAGGGGACCAAGACGCCGCCAAGGCACTACCGGAGGTAAGTCGAACATTGCAGGAATTGGCGCAACAAAACGCCGCGTCGGCGCTGGATCTGCGAATCCTACAAGGCAAGTCCGCCGCGTCACTTGCTGAAACGGCCACGATCTTGGCGCGCAAGTACGGCCTCTCCGTGCCCAAGTTTGCTGCGGGCACCAACTACACGCAGGAAGGCCTCGCCTACCTGCACGAGGGCGAGGCTGTCGTGCCCAAGGCCTACAACCCAGCCGCGGGTGCCTCACTGGACCGCAGCACCGCCTTGATTGATGCCGTGCGTAGCCTGGCCACCCGACTGGACGTGATCGAGGCCAATACCCGCGCGTCGGCCCAGTTTGGCGGATCCATCTCGCGCGACCTAAAAAAGGTCATGCCAGACGGAGATGCCATTGAAGTAAGGATTGCTCCAGTATGAAGCGCGACATGTTGATCCTGATCCCACACACCATGACTGACAGCATGCTGGCCAGTTCCAGTGTGGTGGAGACGGCTCCAGCCGCCTACAACGCGGGCACCACATACGCACTGAATGCTACGGCTTCTGTGGCCGGATCAGCTGGGCTGATAACGGTCTACAAAAGCCTGCAGGCATCCAATACAGGGCACACACCCGCAAGCTCCCCCACCTGGTGGGCCAAGTCCTGCCAGTTGTACCAGCAGTACTCCAGTGGAACGACCTACGCTGCGGATGACCGCGTGCAGGACAACACCACGCACATGGTCTACCAATCTCTGGTGGGGTCCAATATCGGAAACGCGCTGACTGACACCACTAAATGGGTGCCAGTAAGCGCCAACAACCTGTGGGCCGCCTTTGACGACGAGATTGGAACTCAGACGTCGGGCGCATCACCGCTCAAGATTGTGCTGCACCCAGGAAGTACTTCGGGCCTGGCGATGTTCGATGTTGTCTCGCGTAGGGCGACTATTGTGGTGCGTGATGGTCCCGGTGGGGTCACTGTGGATACCCGGTCGATTGATCTTGATGCCACCGCCATTGAATCATTCTTCGATTGGTTCTTTGAAGAATTCGAGCCACTGACCGATGTGGTGCTTACCGATCTGCCAGCCCAGTACAACAACTGTGAGCTGGAGATCACGCTGGAGGCCACCAGCGGAGACGCCAGCATCGGTGTGCTCAAGCCTGGGCTGGTCAAGGATATTGGCGCCACCAAGGTGGGCGCCCGCGTTGGCATCGTCAGTTACACGAAGAAGACCAAGAACGACTTCGGCCACATGACGATCGTCCAGCGATCCTGGAGCAAGAAGGCCAGCCTGGCTGTCGTAACCGAAAAAGCACGGTTCAACCGCATCTACCGCTGGCTTGCGAGCCTTCAGGGCCGTCTGTGTGTGTTCGTCGGAACCACGGCCGCTGGCTACGAGCCCATGTTGATCTACGGCTACTACAACGATTTCAACATCGATGTTGAGTACACGTACACCCACCTCTGTTCTCTCGAAGTAGAAGGAGTCATCCAATGAGCATTGACGCACTACCGGCGCTCGATCGAACGTCACCTAGTTTCAAGTCCGACACAGACACTTTTTTCGGCACCCAACTGCCCGCCTTCTCGGTGCAAGTGGAGGCGGCGCGAGTGGACATCCTGGCTAAGGAGGCCAGTGCCACCGCAGCCGCAACCACCGCAACAGCGCAGGCAACCACCGCCACCACGAAGGCCGCGGAAGCAGCCACCAGCGCCGCTACGGCCACCACGAAGGCCGCGGAAGCAGCCACCAGCGCCGCCACAGCCGCTGGCTACGGCAACGCCCTGACCGGCACCAGCACAACATCGCTGGCCATCGCAACCGGCTCTAAGTCCTTCGCTGCCAGCACGGGCAAGCAGTGGGCAACTGGGCAATTCCTGGTAGCGGCCAGCGCCGCCAACACCGCGAACTACATGCATGGCCAGGTCACCAGCTATGACGTAAACACCGGCGCCCTCGTGCTTAACGTGCTGGATATTGGCGGCAGCGGCACCAAGGCAGACTGGACCCTCAGCCTAAGCGCCCCCAAGGGTGACACAGGCGCGGCAGGGGCCAGCAGCTACCTCACGCGGGTGGAAGTCAGCGGCACCACGCAAGCGTGCGCGGCAGGCAACGAATACTGGGCCGAGAACGTTGCCGCGACCGCGTTCACCGCGCCGTCATCACCCGCTGACGGTGCGCGTTTCGCCGTCACACCGGTCAATGGACTACTCACCAACACCATCGACTTTGGTGCCGCCACCGTGCGCGGCCCTGGCGGCACCGTTACCGGTGTACTCACGCTAGACCTGGGCGCACGTATGGAGTTCGTTTATTCGTCAACCCTCACGAAATGGATGTCGCTATGAGCGGGAACCAATCAGCACTACTAGGGGCCAAAAATGGCCGCTGGATCACAAACCCCAAGCACATGCCGCTTGTAGCGGTTAGCGGCACTAATTTGCTGCTAAAGACTTCGGATACGACATCTCAAAACGCGACCACTGCGGCGTTTTATACAGCACTTGCGTTGCGCGGCGCAGTTGCGTCGATCTCCGTTGCGGACACGTACGTGACGGTAGCCAATCTGACTGGGGCTGGGTTTTTAATGAACCTCGTATCGCCCACGCATACGGCTGGATTTATCCCAACGTTTAGGCTGACGATTGACGGCACCGTTTACACGATTGCGCCCTCTGCAAACCAATCTTCCTCCGCACGTATGATTCTTGGGCCGCTTGTTGCCGGGTACTCAATCTCAGCGATAAGCACAGCGGCAGTAGCGGGTGACTCCGTTGGGCCAAATGCACCGGCAGACCCCGGATTTTCCGGGGTCATCACGGGGGGCCTGCCGGTAGTAGCCCTCGCAAGCGTGCCGACACCGGAAACCATTTTGAGTATGGGATGGCCTGCGTTGCGGTTTGAATCGTCGTGCCTGGTCGAAATGAAGGCCAGCTTGCTATCTGGCACGGCGACCGATAAGCAATGCGGCGCCACTTACCGAATGGACCTGTAATATGCAAGTAATCAACCTATCCAACCCTGGCGCTAATCCTGTGGATGGCGACTTGATCCGCATTGAGTACGGCAACGGTGCAACAGAGGAAAAGCACTACTGTTCGCCGCCAGCGGACCCTGGCCCCACGCCTGACCCGGTCCCTCGGTCTGTCACCATGCGCCAAGCCCGCCTAGCTCTGCTTGGGGCCGGAAAACTAGCCCTGGTGCAACCCGCCATCAACGCGCTGGCCGAGCCGCAAAAGTCTGCCGCGCAGATTGAGTGGGACTACAGCAACGAGGTGCACCGCCAGCAGCCCTTCGTGTTGCAGATGGGCGCGGCCTTGGGGCTTGATAGTGCTGCGCTCGATTCTTTGTTCATCGCAGCGGCCAAGCTATGAACTACGAACAAGCCCGCTCACAGATCAAGACCGGCGACATGCTGCTATTTCGCAACCATGTCGGCGGCGGGCTGCGGGCGACGATTGAGCGCTGGTTTGTGAGTCATGGTACCGCCAGCCCGTACACCCATGTAGGGGTCGCGTGGTCCGAGCATGGCCGCGTATGGATCATGGACATCACGACTCGCGGCTGTGCACCTCGCTTGCTGTCGTCGGCTGGTGACTTCGACTGGGCACCAGCGCCCACAGCCCTCAATGAGCAAGCCCTGGCTTTCGCTTTCGATGGCTTCGGGGAACTCACGTACAGCCGCATTCAAGCCGTGCTCGCGGAACTGGGTCTACTCAAGATCGGCGCAGACATGCAGAGCGAATGCGCTGAGTACGCGCTGACGATCTGGCGCAAGGCCGGTATGCCGCCCACAGACAAGGCAACACCAGCCGCTTGTGCGGAGGGCGCGATGCTGGGCTGGGGCGCAAGCATCACCGCGGTGGAGAACGGGGGCAGAAAGTGACGGACGACATGACTAAGCGCCTAAGCGCAGCTTTCTTCGACACGGACCTGATAGCCACGCGCTTCATTCTCGCCATGGCTGAGTTTCTATGGGCCGCGATGCTGTGGTGGCCTGGGGACACGTTCGGTCGCCCCACCTACACGATCATGGCCCGTGTGATGCCCGAGGACGCCTGGGGCCTAGTGTTCGCGCTATCGAGCGTCACACAAGTGAGCATTGTCGCGCAGGGTCACTTCTGCAAAACGTACGCCCGCATATTCGCCGGGTGGAACGCTGCGCTGTGGACCTATGTTGTCGTATCCATGCTGCTGTCGGTTTACCCACCGCCCGCTGCCATATCCGGGGAAATCGCGCTCATGGTCGCGGCTACTTGGGTGTGGATTCGTCCCGCCGTTCTTTACTACTGGTACAGGAAATCACATGTCGGAACACAACAACAATGACGTATGGCCGCAAGTAGAGCGGCGCAAGAAGATGGCGGACGGCGTGAACGTCACGCTCGAAGATGTGTGGGAACTTCTGAAAGAAGTGAACGAGCGCTTATCGGTGCTTGAACACCGGTATGGCTATGTCAGTTCTGCCTTCGTGCAGAACGACTTGGGCAAGCCCGACTATGACGGTCATCGACGCGCCCACCTGCAACAGATCAGGACTGCCGAAGCTATGGAGGGCTACAAGCAGGAGGGCACCAAGGGTGTCATCAAAGCCGTTGTCGGATTCATTGTGGGCGTGTTCTCGCTTGGCATAGTCGAGTGGATTCGCACGGGTGGCGTGAAATGAACGACGCCATGACGTTCAGCGAGCGCCTTGTCGCGCTGGTCAAGAACTTTGAGGGCTTGCAGCTTACCGCCTACCGCTGTCCCGCTGGCGTACTGACGATTGGCTACGGGCACACAGGGCCAGAGGTGGTGCCCAACCTGAGCATCACCTCGGACAAAGCAGACTCGTTTCTGCGGGCCGACCTGCGGTTTGCTGAGTGGGGCGTACGCACGTACTCCAAAGTGCCGCTAACGCAGGGCCAATACGACGCCCTGACGGACTTTGCCTTCAACCTGGGCATTGGTGCGCTACGGGATTCGACTCTCATGAAGAAGGTCAATGCCAAGGACTTCGCGGGCGCTGCGGATGAGTTTGGCAAGTGGATACACGCGGGCGGCAAAGTGCTGCCGGGTCTGGTGCGTCGCCGCGAGGCCGAACGTGCGCTATTCGTAGGGAACACCCAATGACTCCCCGCGTTCGCGCAGCTATGGAGCAATCAGGCGGGCGGCGTTTTCTGCTGGCGCTGGGATCTGGCGTGACCACGACCCTACTGCAATGGTTCGGCAAGTTAGACCCGGCGGGTAGTACCTATGCCATGGTGGTGATCGCCACAGTTGCGGCCTACATCACCGGCAACACGGTGCAAAAGGCATCCGAGTCCAAATCGACGGAGGGTGCCAAATGAACGGGCTTTACACCTATTTTGCTACGGCTTTGATAGCAGCCTCACTAGCTGCTACGGGGGTTTGGAAAGTGCAGGACTGGCGCTACGGCGCGAAGGAGAAGGAACGTGCAGAGCAACAACTTGAGAACGAGCGAGTCATTGCCCGCGCCGCTCTTAGAAATCAGGAGCGAGTCAGCGAGGCGCAAAGCGCTGCGTCAAACCGCATGGTGGTACTGCGCCGGGATGCTGACCGCGCTCGTGCTGCTGCTGATGGGCTGCGCATCGCCACCGAACAAGCAATGCGAGATGCAGCAACTTCCCACGCCGCCTGCACTGAGCGAGCCCATACCCTCAGTGTCGTACTCAATCAGTGTGGGGCAGCGTATCAAGAGCTGGGGGCTGTCGCTGATCGGCACGCCAGCGACGTCCAAACCTTGATGGCTGCTTGGCCGCGCTAAATCCTGTGTAATTTCTGGTGTAAAACGGTGCAAATTAGGCCCGTTTTTTGATGGCCCTGAAGCGGGCCTCCACTCTGAGAACCGTGCCGATTTACGGGTTCACTGGCATTCACACTGCAGGGGTCACAAGTTCGAACCTTGTACCGCCCACCAATGAAACCACAGGGAAGAGTCAGCGCAAAAATCTGCCCTGTGTAATTTTCCGGTGTAATTCACCTCACCAACCGCCCCAGCTTTTCAAGCGCCACGCGCTGCGCGTCCACCTGTAGATGGCTGTAACGCTGCGTCGTTTGGATGTTGCTGTGCCCCAGTATCTTGCTGATGGTGTACAGGTCAACGCCCAGCCCCAGCATGATGCTAGCGCAGCTATGGCGCAGGTCATGAAAATTCACGTGCTCCATTCCGGCTTTCGCCCTGGCGCGTTGCCAGGCGCTCTTCACGCCTTCTGCCGTGACTGACACCGGGAAATGCTTAAGCCACGGGCGCAGCGCCGGGATTATGGGTATTACCCGCATTCGTAGGGTTTTGGTGTGGCTTGCCGGGAGCGTGATCGTGTCCTCGCCAATGTGTTCGGCCCGGATTTGTAGCAGCTCCCCACGCCTCGCGCCGGTCAGTAGCGCGGCCCAAATCACAGCTTTTACCTGGTCTGTGCAATGCTGTGCAATTTCTGCCACCTGTTCGACCGTGAGGAATACCTCCCGCTTGTTGCTGACGGCCATGGATTGGATGCGCAGGCCGTAATTCTCGTGAGTGAGCCGCTGCCGCCAGGCAAGGGCCAGCCCCTTCTTTGCGCAGGCCAGCGACCGGTTGATGGTGCTGTGCGCGTAGGCATCGCGGCAATCGCGGGTGAAGTGGTCCGCGAATTCCTGGGCTTGGCTTGCCCGATACTTTGCCGCCCAGGGTGCCATGCGCCGTGCGTGGTGTGCGGATGTATCGCTACTGCGCAGCGTCTTTGCGTGCGCGACGTACAGTGCCAGGATGGCAGTCATCGGCGGATCGCTGGGGATGCTGACCCGCCTGGGCTGGCGGGCTACAGCCTCGCGCAGATGGGCCTCGATTAGCTTGGCATCACCCGCAGTTGCACCGAGCGGCAGGATTCGGTGAACTCTTTGGCCCCCGACCATGATGCCAACGTGCCGCCTACCGTGTTTGTCTTCCCAGGTGGACATAGCTGGTTCTCCTTCAACCACCGTTTGCATTCGGCCAGGTCATACCGCTTGGCGCGCAAACCGACCGGAGTGTAGGGGAGCCCGTATTGCTCCAATCGACGTATCGTCGATTCACTGACACCGAGTGCTGCGCAGATTTGCTGTCGGTTTAGCTCGGACATAGCGCCTCCCTGATTGCGTTTTGCAACTCTTCCAACATATCAGCTTCGGTAGAGTCGTCTGGATAGCAGTTCTCGATCACGCCAAGCGAAGAGGAAAGCAGATTGCGCAGTACCTTTGCTTCACCTTGCAGCCGCGCAATTTCGTCACGGAAAAGGCAGTTCTCAGCGCTGTACTGAGTGTTCTCTTCTTCCAGTTCGTGCTTTTCCTCGTGCAGATCAGATAGCGCTGCTGCCGCGTCCTGTGGGATGGTGAACAGAGGCAACCACTCTTTGGGCTTTTCGTCGCGCAACATCAGCCCCTCGGTGGAGCGATGATGCAATGGCCCCTCGTACAGCCCATCGTTACCAATCGGGCGATACCAAAAAACTGGCTCCACCGGCTGCGCTTGCTCAGCATACATCTGACGCAACCGATACATCGCGTCGGGTCGGCTAGACAGCCATTTGGCAAGCTCTCGGCAATCGGCGCAGGACTGCCAATGCTCGCAATCACACTTTGCATCATGGTTGCGCGGGTGCAGTTCTCCGAACGACTTGTACTTGTTGCGTTCACGTTCTGCGCCCACTTGGTAGGCGTACTCAACTTTCTCAGCGACGCCAAGAGCGTCCCACTTGTCCATGTGGCCCGCATCGGCGTTCCACAGTGCTGCGATTTCGTCATAGTCCATTCTGCGTCCTTTCGCGCTATCTTTAGGATAGCAACCAGCCCAGTGTCCACGAGGGCTGGCGGTTGATTTTGTGGTTGCGGTTGCCAGATTAGGCGACCGCCTATATTGCGTTAGAAGGCGGTTTCTGTGTCGCCAAAAACAGCCCCGCCAAAGTCGTCGGTTTCGGCATCGGCTCGCCTCGTCGAATCGCTTGCAACTGTGCAATCCGCTCGGCGCACAATTCGGCAAGCCCTGCGCCGTATTCGCCGGCCCTGCTCACATGCCGCTGGCGGTTCCGGTAATAGGTGTTTGCCTCGCGCACTGAGCGCGCCACTTCGTTGCACAGCCGGATCGCCTCATCCAATAGCTGCGGGTCGTTGTCTTCGATCATCGCTTCCTCCTTCTAACATTCCGCTCCACCGGATCGGCCGCAAGCGGCCTCCCGGTGAGCTACAGCGTTAGCCGTCACAATCTTCTACCGGCGCAAATGACAGAACCTCAATATCCGTGGTGTCTTGCCAGTCGTCGCGCCAATCAATGTAGGTGTCCGCCAGTTTCTCCGCTGCATCGCGGTGACTTCTTCCAAACCCGTCAAGTTTTTTGTCCCACTCGGCAAACTCCTGCGGCGTCAGGTCAATGCGAGTTATATAGCGCATCTTGCATTCCACCTCGACTTCGACCGTTATCTTTTCCCCGTTCATTTTTTCTCCAAGTCACCGGAATTTCCGGATAGTTCATGCACTTCATTGGCAATCAAAAGCCAATCGCTGTCTTGCCATGCGTCAAACATCACGCGCCGCAATCTGCTTATCTCGTCCACATACCAGCACCCGCAATCAAAGCTGCAACAATCTTCGCAATACCAACTTGGTGGTTTCATATTCATACGGCTAACCAGGCGTTTGAGTCGGACGCTTCGCAAGCTCAGCGCCGCACAACTCTGCGTTAGTTTGGTTTTTGCGTTGCGGTTACCCGTGGCCTTGTTTGCGCGGCCCTTGTCGAGCATGTCGCGCACGTTGGCATGTTGGGTGCCCATGGACAGATGGTCTGGGTTGACACAGCTCGGGTTGTCGCAGGCATGCAAGATCACCATGCCTTCGGGAATTGGGCCATTGCGCAACACAAAGGCAATGCGGTGAGCTCGTTGCAGCCGCCCATCCAGGCGAAGGAAGCCATACCCGCGCTTGTCTTTTTGCCCCTGCCAAATCAGGCAGTCGCCAACCTTGATGGCTTTGGTGCTGATCTTCTCGGCCAGTGAGAGTTTGTTGAAGGCCATGGGTTAACTCAAAGTATCAAAGGACTGAAGGACTCAGACTCTGCGGACGGCAACGGCACAACCCTCGTAGCTCTCGTGGCTGAGGTACTGGCCGCCGTAGTAGAAGTTGCAGCCCCAGGCGTACGAGGTATCGTCATCGTGGGTCTGGTTAGACCAATGCCAATCAGCCTGAAGGTGGGGTTTGCAGTTGGCAAACAGCAGGGCCTGTTCCTGGCGGGTTGGCAGGTCGCCACCCACGCGCTTGGCCCAGTCCATGGCGGCTTGCCAGTTGAGTTTGTTGGTGGGGCGTTCGGCCATCAAGACCAGGTGGTGGGTAACGTTGCCGTTTGCATCCAGCACCACGCCTGCGTAGTGCTCACCCGGTTGCAGGTTGAGTGCGGGCGCAGCCGTGGCCTGTGCTGGTTCTGGCTGTTCGGCGGTGTCATCTGCCTGGAACTTGGGGTCTAGTGTCTTGTACAGCGCTTCCATGATGGCGCGGGAGCGCGGTGTGAAGTCGATTTCAATGGGGATGGTGATCTTCGACATGGTGTCTCCGAAGGATTGAAGGATTAAGCGGAAAGGGGAATACTGCGGACGGCAACGGCACAACCCTCGCAGCTCTTGAGGCTGCTGATCTGGCTGCCGTAGCGGAAGCCGCAGCCCCAGGCGGACGAGGCGTCAAAGGCTTCGCTAGTCCAGTGCCATCGGGGCTTTAGACTGCCCTTTAGGTTGGCGTAGAGCAGGGCGGCAGCGGGGCGGCTGGGCAGTGCGCCACCCTGTTTTTCGGCCCAGTTCACGGCCTTCTTCCAGGTCAGGTCTTCGGACCAGGCGGGCAGCAGGACGATGGCCACGTGGGTGCCGTCTGGCTGGGTGAGAATGCCTGCGAAAGTGCCTTCGGCAAGTGGTTCGCCTACCTTTGGTAGGTCTTTGAAGGCGATTTGGGATGCTGTCTGTCCAGACATGGTTTGTTCCTTTTGAATTGAGATTGATCAGGCAATACGCCACACGCGGGCGTGATCGCCTTCCAGAGCGACGCGGAATTTGCCCATTTTGCCGGGCTTTTTGTTTTGCTTGCAAACCGCAGCGCCAACGGCACCGCGCGCGTGGGCTGGGATGGCGATGCTCTGGCCGGGCTTGGTCAGCTTTGCGAAAAGAGGCGCCCATTTGCTGCTGCCGCGCTGCGATGGGTTGACTTGATATGGTATGCCTTCTTCAACCTTGAGGGCTGCAAAGTCAATCGTTACGGGGGCTCTGCAGGGCTTAGGTGCCTTGCGTGCGACCAGGTGGGCTGCGTCGATGTTGACCCCGGTGCGTGGTTTGGGCGGGGTACCTGTACCCAAGCGGTATAGGTACATGCCGTCATCGTCAAGGGTGCGTACCAGGGCACCGGCCTTGATGGCCAGCGCCAGGCAGGTGTGCACGTTGGCAGCGACGGCGTCGAATTTGTCCGCAATGTCGTAGGCCGAGAGAGTCTCTTCGGGGTTGGCGGCGAAGAACCCGATTACTTTGGCGGGGAGCGAGTTCGCGAGGGGTTTGTAGGGGGTGGTCATGGATTACTCGTAGTGGTGAGCGTTGGCCGCCATGCGCAGCGCGGCGGCATGGATGCGGGCGTTGAACCAGCGGCGCACGGCGTATGAGCGCAGGATGCTGGAGATCGTGAAAATGCCGGTGATCTGCAAGTTGTCAGCAAAGCTGACCTTGTGACCATAGGCGGGCAGCACAACGGCAGTGAGGGCCAGGCTTACCAGGAAGCCAATGGCCACGTTGATGATGGCCTCGATCAGAGACGACAGTCTGGTTTGCATCATGCTTCAGACCTTGTGGTCCATCAAAAACGACGCCGGTCCATGCTGCAGCGTGACGCCGCCAGCGCTGGCATCAATACCCCAAAGTCGGTGCGTTCGCGCAATAACGTCCAGGGCGTGTTGCTCTGCGGGGCTTAAGCGTTGCCCGACTGCTGGTGTAAAGCTGTGGTGGATGGCCACGCCACCCGTGGGCGTGTCGGTCAGGGTGATGGTTACAGTAGGCATGGTTCGGAGGTCTCCTGGGGTTGATCGGGTATGACGTGGATGTGGGCTGCGTTGCGGGCCACGAGTTCGATGTCAAGCAAGGTCACATCCACGCTGATGTGGGTGCCTTTTTTTAGGCGGTTGGCGGCGGCACTGGCCTGCTTGAAATGGCCAACGGGGAATGGCTGCTCGACGTGCATTTGGCTGTGCAGATCGTTGTCTAGCTCGATGTGCATCGTGACCACTGGCACGCTGTGGGCATCGCCATCCAGCACGCGTGTGCGTACCTGGGCGGGGGCCAGAAGGCGACCGCTGTATTGCAATAGGTGTGCACACGTGTGCATGGCATCAACCTGCAAATCGGTGGGCCAGATAGACCGCAATACCGGCGACCAGCGCTACCGTCATGCTGGTGGCGGTGGCAATGACAAGCCAGTTGAAAATTTGCTCAATGGGTGTCGGCGTGCTGGTATCGGGGGCGCGAACATGGCCCGCGCATTCGCATGCCGAGCGGCGCACCGGGCAGCCGTGGCCCTGGGTGCATTTGCCCCAGTCGTCGCAGCAGTTCATAGGGCCACCTTGCTTGTGCGCAGGCCGCGTTTGGTGAAGCACTGCACAGATCGGTCCGGCAGGAACTGGAAGTAGGCGTTTTCGCCGCAGGCCTGCTGGGCAATGCGGGCCATGCGCTCGCGGGCCTGTGCTTCGTGGGCGGCGTCGGCTGCGGATTGGGCGCTGTCGATGGCAGCCTCAAGCTCGCTGGGGCCGTCCAGGTGGTGCGCGGTGCCAAGTAGCGCGGCCAGGGCTATGGCCAGCAGCCAGTTGGTGGTTGTGTTCGTGGTCATGTATCCCCCTTTATCAATTGGCTTCAAAAAGGAATGTCGTCGTCCATATCATCAAACCCGCTGCCACCGCTCGCTGTAGCCGGTGTCGTGCGCGTTGCCTGCGGTTTTGCTTGCGTTTGCTGCATTTGCGTCGGGGCCGCGTCGTCGCCTTTGCTGCCCGCCAGCTCCAGGTCGTCAACCCGTGCCACCAGCTTGTGGCCGGGGCCGTTTTTGCCCTCGTAACTCTCAATGTGCACGTCGCTGAGGTAGGCAACCACCTTGCCGCCTTTTGGCAGGTAGGGCGCAAGGGTTTCGGCCCGCTTGCCATACAGGGCGGCTTCTACCCACTGGGTTTGCCGGTTGCCGTCTGCGTCTTTTTTGCCGTAGCTGAAGGCCAGTGCGATGTTGGCCACTGCGTCACCTTGGGGCATGTAGCGAAGCTCTACGGTGCGGCCTATGCGGGCCAGTCCACTTGCTTTCATGCTGGGGCCAACTCCGCATTGCGTTCGTTAAAAAGTGCGTCCAGCTTGCTTGCCTGCTTCTTGTCGTGCACCGCGCCGATCAGGTCGGCTGCCATGTACAGTTCATCCTGCGTCTTGGCCGCGCGCAGCTTGGCAAACACGTCGTCATAACCAAAGGTTGGCGCTTGTTCGGCTTGCGGGGCCGATATGGCTGCGGGCGGCACCTGGGTGATTTCGCCCGTGTCCTGGTCAACGTCGCCGCCCGCAAAAGGCGCATCGTCTGGCAGCACATTGAACTCGCCGTCAATCGTGTCCAGGTGCTGGTCTTTGCCGCTTTCGGCCATGCCGTCCAGCGCCGTGGCGGTCTGGAATTCGATGGACAGCGGCAGGTATTTGGCCAGTCGGCGGATCACCGTCTTGCGGCCCATTTCAACAAAATGCTCCTGCCACACTTTGGACGGGAATTTATTCTTTTTATCCGCTGCGGCCTGAATGGCCTGCACCTGGTGGCGGCTCATGAATTCGAAGCAGTGACCGCCGTCCTTGAGTTTCGCAACCGCATAAAAGCCGATCACTTCTCCGCGTTCGCCCATGGCCGGGGTGTGCTCCAGCTTTTCATCGAGGCCATACACCAGGGTGAATTTGTCGTTTTCGCAGACCTCATGCGCGGCAATGCTCACAATCTGCCCGCTGCGTCGCGCCAGATCAATCAGACCTTTGTATCCAATAATCACTTGCACGCTGTTGACCCAGCGCTCGACGCCGTTGGCGTCCTTGCGCTTGGTGTTGAAGGGCACCAGGTAGGCATGGCCCAACACCGTGTTGGGCTCCAGCCCCATCTGGGCGCATTGGCCGATGGCACCCACCAGGCTGGCCACGTCGCACTTGGCAAGGGCCGGGGTGGTGGTGGCTGCAATCTGCGCCACTTTGAGCAGCCGATCAGCATTCAAATGCTTTGGCAGCATCTTGGCGATTTCGGCCTTTTTCTGGTTCAGCAGGTAGCTGATTTGCTCCTTGGGCCGCATGGATGCCAATGGGCGCGCTGCAGGCTCGGCTTGGGGGATTGTGGTGGTCATGGTGGTGTTTCTCCGTGTTGAAAATGCTTATGCCGCCTTGAGTAGCGGCGCGGTGCCTGACATGCGTAAGCGGGTCTCAAAGCCCGCCACAATCTGCGCAAACTCCATCAAATCGGCCTCCAGTGCCTCGATATAGTTGTCATCGCGCGGTACGCGCCAGCGGCTCAATTCGCGGCCTATGGGGGCCAGTGCGGGGCAGTAGATGCAGAAGTCCCACCAGGCGCGCCCGGTAATCCACATGCCGCCCTGCACCTGATCCATGAAGTCACCAATATCGTTTGCAATCAGCGTTTCGCGCAGGCGCTCAGGGCTTACCAGGCATTTGTATTCAGCGCCACCGTCGTCGCCTATCAGGCCATCGGCAGACGCACCAAAAAGCCTATCTGGCGTGCAAACAAACCCGGCAGTGGTCACGACAACTCCGGCGTGCATTTCGTGCGCTGCGCGGGCTTGTGGCTCCAGTTCGTGGCCCCGGCGCATGGCCCAGGTCTCGAATCCTTCGTCCAGCGGCTCGCCGCTGATGCGCTCGATAGCCAACCGGAATGCATAGTCCAGCGCGGCAGCGGTTGGCTTGCCTTTGTCCGCGCCGCTTTTGAGTTTTGCGCGTGCAGTTTTGAACATGCTGGCGGTGATGACGCCAGCGCGGTCGCGCTTCCATTCGTCTGTGCCCTGGGCGCTGTTGAAAACCAGGTATGTCATCGTGCTTTTCTCCAAGCGGTTTTGAGTGAATACGCGAGCGGCATACCGGCGCGCCGGTACAGCCACGCCAGGCGGTAAGCGATTTGCAGGCGGGTCATTCCTCATCCTCCGCCTGCGCGTTGTGCAGGGCAAAGTCACCGGCCATGCGCGCCAGCAAGTCGCTGGCCTGCGTGCGTGTCGCGGCCAGGTCGCCATAGGCCACGTTCAGGACAAGCTGCATCACTTCGCCCATATCCGGGCCGTTGGGGTAGTCCAGGCTCTCCGTCATAACCTCCCCCATGGTTTGGTAGCGGTAGCGTTGCACCGGCGCGCTGCAGGCCTGCGGGCCGCGCACGCCGTGCCAGTCGCGCACCAGCGGGGCGAAGCGGGCCAGCGCGTTGGCATCCAGCCGCTTGGCCGCCAGGATGAAGTCCTGCTCCATCGCGATTTCCGCCGCCGTTTGGCGGTCTGCCGCTGCGTACACGGCATCCCAGTGCCGTGCCGCATCCATTACCGGGTCTGTTGAATAGCTCATAGGGCACCTCCGTAAGCAGCGGTTTGCTGCGATGGGGAAAGTTTACCCAAAGGTAATTGTTAATGCAATACCCCAGGGTAAATTTTTTTCCAGAACAAACCCTAATAGGGAAAACCCTAGGCGTTGGTGCTAGGGTGAATATCGCAAAATGCGATATAATCGCACCATGCCCATGCATCTGATCTCCAACAAAGCCCTGCGCGAATTTGCGTTACTGCACCCGGACGCGGCGCAGCCTTTGCAGGACTTTCGGCACTTGATCGAGTCGGGCAGTTTTGCCAACTTTGCCCAGCTCAAGGCCACGTTTGCCAGCGTGGACAAGGTGGGCGAGTGGTATGTGTTCAACATTGGCGGCAACAAGTACCGGCTGATTGCGGCCATTGCCTTTCAAGGCGGTTTGGTGTGGGTAAAGGCCGTTTTGACGCACCGCGAATACGACAAAGGAGCATGGAAATGAATGTGTCTGAAATTTTGGCCCCATGGGAAGCCGTCAACGCGGCCCTGGGCCTGTCTGCGCCCATCCGGGACGATGCCCATTACCGTGAGATGCTGGCCTTTGTAGACGAGTGCTTTGAGCGTTTTGGGGGGGACGAGCACCATCCCGTTTTTGCCTTGGTCGATCTGGTGGCAGAGCGCATCCGCGAATACGAAGACCGAGCCCACCCGTGGCCCGATACCAGCACACCGGCCACGCGGTTGGCGTTTTTAATGGAGCAGCACGGCCTGCGCCAGTGCGACCTGCCAGAGGTGGGTGTGCAAAGCGTGGTGTCCGAGGTGCTGGCGGGCAAGCGCTCGCTGAACTTGCGCCAGGCGCGTGCACTGGCAAAACGGTTTGCGGTGCCGCTGGATGCGCTGGCGGCGTAAAAAAACCGCCTCGCGGGCGGTTTGGGGGTGCAATGCTCGCTGGGGGGGGCTACGTTGGCAGGCTTGCCGGTAACGGGTCTTGTTGCATAGCGCGGGCGTATATGGCCATGAGTTCGTCCATGTCGTTGGCAGACTCGTGCACAAATACGCCGCCATTTGCAACGCGGTGCGCGGCCTTGACAGCTTTCTTCCCTTCGTCGGTTTCGGCGCCAGCGATGACGGCGTACCGCTGCACCCCGTTGCCCGATAGGTTGCCCGGCGTGAGCGCGTCGGCCATGCCCAGTGCAAACCACTTTGACTGTGCTTCGTGGCGCTTTTGGGTGGGGTTGCTGGCTGTGCGCAGGTCTACCGTTTGCATGTAGTGCATGGAGGTGTTCAACAGGGCAAAGTCCACACCTATGCCTTCGTCGGCACTGATGGCATAACGCTGGATGATGCGGTGGTCGCGGATGCCCTGCCCCATGCCCGCCAGCCAGCCCAGGTTGGCAAAGTAGGTTTTCACCTCCACAAACAGGCGCGACACGGGAGCGCGCTCCCGCTGGGCCGTGGGGGCGGTGGGCTCTACCATATAGCCCAGTGCCCAGCGCACCGCGCGCTCGTATTCGTCTGCGTTGGCAAAATCTATGTAGCCCGGCTCGGCGCTCAGGTTCAGCCCGCCCACGCCGCCCGTGCGGTACAGATCCAGCAACTGCGGGTCACGGCGCAGATCTGATGCGAGCTGCTCCAGGTCATCGCGCAGTTTGCCTATGTCGGTGGCTGGGTGCATGGCGCGCACCTTGCGCAGGCTGCTGGCAATGTGCACACGGCACTCCCCATCGGGCAACAGCGCCAGCAAGCCCAGCGCGCAGCATTCGTTGCGCATCCGGTATGGGCGGTATTCGATGAGGTGTGTAATGGCGCGTGTCATGTCAGCCAGAGTCTAGCCCAGTTGATTCTTTGTTGTCTGCGGGTGTCCCAAAACTCCAGTATCGCGTTTGTATCCAGGTCGGTCTTCCACTCTGTCGGCGCGCTATCAAGCACCTGCGCCAACCAGGGCGCGTCTGTGTTTTGCAGCAAAGATAGTGCGCCTTCGTCTATTTTGCAACCCAATTTTTTCAAGGTATTCCACCACTTCTGTGTGCGGCTGTCGCGCAGCGCCTCGGTGTTGCCAAAGGGCAGGCCCTTGGTAATCCATGCCTGCGAAAAGTCGAACGCCAACAGGGCGCTACCGCCCGCGCCGGTGCGCACAAACAGGTTGCGGCCATGACGATCGGGATTGATGTACACCGCATCCAACGCATAAACGGCGGCCAGCGCCTGCATGTGTCCGCTGAAAAACGTGCTTACACGAAAGCTGCCGGGCTCGTGTTCAATTTGTGCATAGGTGGCAATGCGCGAGCCAAAGTAGGCGGGGCTTTGGTCTTTAGGCAGCAATACGGCAAAGTCGGGAGTGAGTATCTGGCAGCGCCTGCACAGGTGGTAGCCGACCCATTCTGTCAGCGGCATGTAGGCGCCGTCTGCCACGCGCTTAACGGCATAGGTGTTGCCATCGTCACCCAGTGCAATGCGCTTGAGGTCAGCGCCCTCGGTAATGCCGTATTCGCGCGGGTCAGCTTCTGACGTTACCTTTATGGGCAGTAGGCTCTGTTGCATGGGGCTCCCTGTCGTGTAATTGTGTGGTGGTGGTTGGTAGCCGCTCGTCACCAAATTGCAGGTAGTGGGCCAGCGCAGCCCGCGTCTCCTCACTGTCCGGCGACATAACCAGCGCCGCAGCCTCTTGTGCCATAAAGCTACGCTGGTCGCGGGGGATTTTTTTGATGCGCCGGGCTAACTCGGCTACCAGCGCAGCAGTGGCAACTGCATCCAGTGCCCCGTAACCCGACCCAGGCAGCAGCGGGGGGGTGGCGGGAGGGTGGCCCTTTGGGCCAGCGTCTAGCCAGCCCTCTGGCTTCCTTGCGCCCTTTTCGAGCCTCCTTGCTGTGACCTCGCCGATTGTCTTGTAGCCATCTTGGAGCGGCTCTTTCAAACACCTGCTGATATAGCTGGCTGAAACGCCTGACGCGCGAGCAAGTTCTGCCGCCGAAATTTCAGTCAGTAAAACTCGCAACCTCTCACGGCGACGGTCAAAAACGTCCATGCCTGGAAGTTACCACTAGGTAATTTCCCCAAGGGTGTTGACAAAAGATTACCCTAGGGTAAATAATTGGTGAATGGATTTCAAAACCTTTTACCTTGGTCTTTCTGCCAATGACCGCGAATCGTTCGCGGCATCTGCTGCAACAACTACCGGGATGCTTTCCCAAGTTGCCTATGGGCACAAACGGATAGAGCTTGGTTTTGCCGACGTTTTGGTCGCAAAAGGTCGAGGCGAGTACGCGCTTGATGGGCTCCCGCTTACTGACCGAGCGATTGAGCAAAACCGTCTGCGCTGCGAAGACCTGCGCCCCGACGTGCGCTGGGATGTGCTGCGGGGTACTGAGAAGGCGGTGACAAATGTCTGATCCATTAGAGATCGCAG